ACAACCATAAAAACCACAAACCTTAAAAGCCCTTTCCAATTATATGAATATATACTTTACTAGAATAAAAATTTATAAAATTTTTAGAACCCACTAGCATACATAAAACTACTTGACTTATTGTTTAAAATGTGTATTGTTTTTAGGCATGAAAACAACAAATAAAAAATTTTAATTTTTTAAGGAGGTAGGGATGAGTGTAGAGAGTGGATATAGAATTACAGTAGCCGGACAGTATTTTGTTAGAGAGGGGGAGAAAAGGCTGAATCTGAAGTCTTACAAATTCGATATTAATATGCCGACTATGGATTCAGCACTCTCCGTTATTAAGAATAAGATTTTGGATGTAGTGTTAAAGAAGAAGTATCCTGATTATGTTAGTTATAGAACCCACCAGATCATGAATGTTGTAGCATTTGGAGATGTTGCTCAGCAGAAAGCAGTTCTATGGCAGATGAACAGGACAACTATTTTAAGTTACATACAGGAAAACGAGTTACCAGTAGAACCAGAAATCTTTGAAACGCTTATGGAACTCAGGGAAGCGGTGCAGATGGCAGAGGCTGATCCTGATAACTTTATAAAGGTACAGGATGCTAAGAGGAAGGATTGGAAGATATTAAGTGGGTTGCGGGCACTTAATCCAGATCTATTTCCAAAGCCTGAAGAGGAAACAGAAGAACAAGATATGGTAAAAGAAACAGGATCATCTTGGAAAGCAGATCCAGAGGAAGAAAAGGTTAATAAGGTTAGAGTTCCTTTTACAAAGGAAGTAGTAGCAACAAAAGCTGAAACAAAGGAAGATGCCTTATCTGAACTTATGGCATGAAAAAGTATTTAATATTCTTGGTTTTATTTGGGTGTAGTTTTGCAGAAGCATCCGATAAGGGGGAAGCGAAGAAACTCCCGGAAGAGAAATATGTTTATACTTATAAGTATGAAGATAATGTTTCTTTAAGAATAAGGTTAGCACAAGCAGAGCTTGAGCTTTCATTAATTAAAATAGAGCTTCAGGCAATAAGGGAAGTATTGGAACAATTATTTTTTAAGAAATTTCAATAAATGTCATGAACGCAAGTGATTGGGGATTTAGATCACAACTGGTGTTAATTTTTATGAATGCACCTATTGATGGGAAGTGGTTTTTATTGGCAGCACCACTTGAATACATAGCGAAGGATGGTGAACCTTTTCATGTGCCTGTCGGGGTTAAAACCGATTTTGCTTCTATACCTCGTGGACTCAGGTGGTTAATCCCACGCATAGGGAGACATGGAAAGGCTGCTGTTCTTCATGATTGGTTATGTGAGTACAAGATTATTCCTAGAAAAGAGGCAGATAAAATATTTCTAGAGGCAATGGAGAGTCTAGGAGTTAGCTGGATAAAAAGAAGAACAATGTATTCCGGGGTTAGATCTTATACTTTCGTATCGAGAAAGAAATGATAAAAGATTGGGAAATGTATATTTATATACCAGTTGTAATAATTCTTATGCTTGTGGGCAGTAAAATATTAATGGAAATTTTAAGATGAACGACTTACAAAAAAGTTATGAATCTTTTGTAGTGTGGGAGAATGGAGTACCACGAGTAGAACTCCGGCAGATGTTGGAGAAGGAAAATCTTATAGATCTTCCTTTAGCTGCTTTATCGCTTCCGTATTTACGAACACCTAAAGAAGTCTTTCTTGAGAGAGATGCAGAATTTGAAGGGTTGACAAATGCGGAGGTTATGAACATACGCCTTGCCCGGAAAGCAGCGAGGGGAGATACATGGGCAATTAAGGATATTCAGGATAGGGTTCTTGGCAAACCCAAACAACAAATTGAGAAGCATACAATATCAGAAACCTATGATCAGTTTTTAGAAAGAAAAGAACAACTAGCAGATGATTATATAAAAGAAATGGAGGAAGCAAATGCCGAAGTTACTATTGAAGGATAACAGCTACTAGCGTAGCTTGTTATGGAATTTAATCAGATAACAATTCCATGCAAACGAAGAATAGATGAATGGTTTACATTGTATGGTTTAGGGGATGTTCATGAGGGTAGTGCTGGGAGTGATACGGATGCATTTCAGAAAAAGATAGATGAAATAAGAGATGATGATCACGCTTATGCTGTTCTGATGGGTGATCAAGCAGAGTTTATTCCAAAGGGTGATGGTCGTTGGAATACAAGGGCACTAGCAAGAAGATACAAACAGGGCAGTATTGATAACATAATTACCGAACAAATAATGACTACTAATAGGCGATACTATCCTATTAGGAAAAAAATTGTCGGGATCATAGATGGTAATCATGAACGAAGCATATTTAAACATTACGAAAGAGATGTTTCTTACGAAATGTGGCTTCATCTTAACGATATTAATATTAATGATACTGTAAAAGGGCAATCTGAAACAGCCATCATGAACCCGGATAAGTATAAGAACCCTACGGTGAAGAGGCTTTATGATGCTGGTGTTGTTCGACTTTCTTTTATTAACAGAAATGAAAAGAGTAGGCATCCTTGGAAAGTTTCGTTTGATGTGTTTGTTACTCATTCTACTATTGCCGGGAGAACACCGGGAGGCAAGGCAAACAGAATCGAACAATACTTGAAGGAGTGGGATGTGGATGTTGTTATTATTGGGCATGGGCATAGTATGCCAGCTATTCCATATTCAACGAGTGGGTTTAATAGATATGGAAGATTAATAACAAAGAAGAAACGAGGGGTGATGTGTGGATCGTGGTTAAAAACATATACACAAGGAGCTAATGGATATGGAGAAGTTGCTGGTTACAATAATTGTGAAATAGGAACACCAAAAATACAATTTAATCCACATTTGATGAATATAAGAGTTATTGTATAATGGCAGATATTGAACAAAAAAAAGATGATAATCTTAGATATTATAGAATAGAAATAGACATGAGAATTGAGTATCGGGGTGAAGCTATGCCTAATGAAACTCATGTTATACATCCTATACGAGCATTTATTAATAAGGCAATAAGAGCATACAAAAATGATTATATGTTATTAGGATACGATCCTAATGTTTATGAATTTGTTAAGGGTGAATCAGAAGAGGAGGATGACGATGGTTAAATTATTTTGTTGTGCATTAATTTTAATAACTACAAGTGGGTGTGTACCTTTAGTTCTTGCTGCTACTAGTGGTGGAGCATGGTTAAAATACAGAGGGTACAAAAAAGAAGCAGATGCTTTTAATAATCTTAGGGAAGAAATTAAACCTATAATAAATGACAAGTCCAGAGAAAGTTCATGAACTTTTACAAACTAATCTTCCTTTCTTTTCTAAAGTAGTATTAAAAATTAAAAATAAAGAATCAGGACAGATACAACCTTTTATTTTTAATAGGGCACAAGAGTATCTTCATTTTAGAATAGAGAAACAGAAGAAAGAAAAAGGTAGGGTTAGAATCATAATACTTAAAGGTAGGCAGCAAGGCATGAGTACCTATGCTGCTGCACGAGGGTATCATCTCAGTACAAGGAATAGAGGCAAGGCAGTTTTTATTCTCTCTCATGAATATCAAACCACCAACAAACTCTTTGCAATGGTTGATAGATTTCAGCATCATTGCCCGGAAGCCATCAAACCTCATACCGATGTATACAATAACAAGCAGATAAAATTTGATCGCTTGGATAGTGAGTATACTACAGGTACAGCTGGTAATGAAGATGTAGGCCGGGGAGGAACACTTCAATACTTTCATGGTTCAGAGGTTGGCTTTTGGGAAAACACCGATGGGATCGAAACAGGCATTATGCAATCTATAGCAGATGTTGCTGATACAGAGATCTTGCTGGAGTCTACAGCTAATGGTATGGGTAATATGTTTCATCGCAAATGTATGGCAGCGATGAGAGGTGAGGGAGATTATGAGCTTGTCTTTATTCCTTGGTTTTGGCAGAAAGAATATAGAAGGCCAGTAGATGATAATTTTACATATACAGAAGAAGAGGTAATTCTTAAAGAGTCTTTTAGACTTGATGCTGAGCAGATTTATTGGCGTAGAATAAAGATAGAAGAATTTGGAACAGAATGGAAATTCAGGCAAGAGTATCCTATGACTGTACAGGATGCTTTTGTTACAAGTGGAACAAGTCTTGTTAATGGTGATTCAATTATTAAAGCAAGAAAAGCTAAATTTGATAATGCAACAGCCCCTCTTGTTTTAGGTGTAGACATGGGAAGAGAGATGGATCGAACAGTAGTTATGCCTCGTAGAGGAAGATGCGTTTATCCATTTACTATATTTGATCCAAAGACAGAAGGGATCATTAGGCAAACAACAGTTGCTGCTCGGTTAGCAAGAATGATTGAAAAACAGAAGGTCAATAAAGTTTTTATAGATGTTGCAAAGGGTTATGGAGTTATTGATATTTTAGTTCAGGATGGTTTTGGCGATATTATTCGAGGAGTATTCTTTAATGAAGGTGCAATAGAAAACGATAAGTATGCCAACAAAAGAGCAGAAATGCATATACTCGCAAGAGATTGGATAGAGTCAGAAGCTGTTTCTATTCCTGATAATGATGAGTTAGAAGTAGATATGGCTTCTATCCCGAATTATAAAGAAACAACTAATGGATTGATACAAATACCGCCTAAGAAAGACATTAAGAAGATATTAGGAAGATCTCCTGATTTATGGGATGCTTTTATCTTGACATTCGCATATCCAGTAGCTTCTAATATCGTGAATAAGGCGGTTAGACTTAAAAAAATTACAGGGAGAAG